TGTATTGGATAAATCCATGTGATGTTAAACAAGCAGTAATTAATGAAGCAGATGGTCGTGCAGTTGAACAATATGTTATTGCCAACATACATCCAAACTTAGCAGTCAAAGTTGCTACAAAACCAATTGAAAGTGTAAAAACTCTTGCAAGCACTGCAACAACCAGTGCCATGGGTCCGTATTCAAATCCATCAAACTATTCAAAGCCAGGTAGTCAAGGTGGAGAAGTAGCAATTGATGCAAAACATATTATTCATATTACATTAAACGAAGGCTTAGATGTTAGTTGGCCATTTGGCGGAAGCATCTTAGATAGTATCTTTAAGATTTACAAGCAAAAAGAACTATTAGAAGATGCTATTATTATCTATCGTGTTCAACGTGCCCCAGAACGCCGTGTTTTTTATATTGATACAGGTAATTTACCAGCGCACCAAGCAATGGCATTTGTTGAAAGAGTTAAAAATGAAATCCATCAACGACGTATTCCAACACGAACTGGTGGCGGTACAGCACTAGATGCAAGCTATAATCCATTGAGTATCTTAGAAGATTTCTTCTTTGCTCAAACAGCAGATGGTCGTGGTAGTAAAGTTGAAGTGCTACCAGGTGGACAAGGACTTGGAGAGATTGACGACTTAAAGTTCTTTACTAATAAAATGCTTCGTGGCCTACGTATTCCAAGTAGCTATCTACCAACTGGTCCCGATGACACTGGCGCACAATACACTGATGGTAAACTTGGAACAGCAATGATTCAAGAATTCCGTTTCAATAGTTATTGCCGCAGATTACAAGGGATAATTGCACCATTTTTAGATAAAGAGTTTAAGGTTTTCTTAAAGAATCGTGGAGTAAACATTGATAGTTCAAGTTTTGACATTGATTTCTTAGAGCCACAAAATTTTAGTGCGTATCGTGAAATTGAAGTTAATAATGCTCGTGCAACTACATTTACTCAGCTTGCAGATATTGCATATCTAAGTCATCGTTATAAATTGAAAAAGTTCTTGGGACTGGATGATGATGAAATCTTAGAAAACGAACGCTTATGGAAAGAAGAGAATGCTGACGAAAAAACAGCAGTTGCTGGTAATGAAAGTGCCGGATTCTCTGCTACTGGATTGTCAGGACCATCTGAAATAGACCTCGAAACAACGGGTAATTTAGAAGCTGGTGCAGAAGGTGGCGCAGCCGAAGAAACTGTTCCACCAGTTTAATTTTTAAACTTTTAGATAAGTAGTTTTATGAGATTTAACGACTTAATTAGAGCTGAAAATGAAATTGAAGAGGAGATTGATCCAGAAGTTGCATTCTATAGTGATCTCCGTCGAAAACGTCTGACCTTAGAGCATGTTAATCGTTTAAGAAAATTGCGCGACATGCGCGATTACGAAAATAAACAACGTTTAACACTAGTACGAAAAATGTATGCTAGACCCCCAGCGGTCTAATACATGATTTGTTAAAAAATTATTACTACTTTTGTCAAAAAAGTAGTTTTTTCTGCCTTTATACCTCATTTTCTGTGCGCCAATAGTAAGTAGTTATTGGTGCATTGGTACTCTCGTACCCCTTAGCGCAAGGAGAAAAAACAATGAGCAAAACCATTTTAGAGCAGGCACTTGATCATCTTCTAAATAAAGAAGAAGATAAAGCTAGTGCTTTGTTACATGACTACTATGTAGGCATTGGTCGTAAAGTATACGAAGACATTATGACTGATGATATGGCCTTAGAAGATGAAGATCACTTATCTGACCTTGATAATTCAATCGACGAAGTTGATGCTGATCTAACTGAAGAAGGCGAAGATATGGATATGGAAGCCGGTGAAGAAGCCGGTGAAGAATTAGAAGCTGAATTAGGCGCAGAAGAAGCAGTTAGTGCTGATGCGGCTGATGTAGCTGATGCAATGCTAGATGTTGAATCAGCATTAGCAAAGCTAAAGGCAGAATTTGAAGAAATGATTTCTGGTACAGGCGATCACGACAGTGAAATGAGCGCACCAGAAGGTGAAAAAGAAGTTCAAGACGAAATGGGCGAAAGCTTAGAAGAGTCATTGGAATTATCTAAAGTTTCAGCACCAGATAATAGCGACAAAGCTGATTCAACATCAAGCCCAGTTGCTAAACGCAATCCAATGATGGCTCGTCCAGCAACTAAGTTTGGTGGTTCAGCCAGTGGTGACGGTGTAGCTAGTGGTACTACCCCAGCTAAAGCCCCATCATCAAAAGATATGGCCAGCACAACTCGCCCAGCTATGAGTAAAGTAGCTAAGCCAGGTGTAGCACCAGGTCGTGAAGCAGGCTCAAGTCAGTCAGACTTGCCAAGAGGTTAAACCATGACGAACCTTCAGCCACTACGTGAAAATTTAACATTTGATCAAGCAGGTATGGTTGTTGAAACCAAAGACACTGCTAGTGGCGGTAAGGATCTCTACATGAAAGGTATTTTTATTCAGGGTGGTGTACGTAATCACAATCAACGTGTATACCCTGTAAACGAAATTGCCAATGCTGTAGAGAGCATTCGAAAACGACTAGATAGTGGTTTCTCCGTTCTAGGAGAAGCAGATCATCCTGATGATTTACAAGTAAACATTGACCGAGTAAGTCATATGGTTACTGAAATGTGGATGGATGGTCCCAATGGATATGGTAAGTTAAAACTTATTCCAACACCAATGGGTAACATTATCAAAACATTACTTGAAAGCGGTGTTAAATTAGGTGTCAGCAGTAGAGGATCCGGTAACGTACAGGAATCTGGTAACGTTAGCGAGTTTGAAATTGTTACTGTTGACGTGGTAGCACAACCTAGTGCTCCAGAAGCCTATCCAACAGCAATTTATGAAAGAGTAATGGGAAGTCGTCGTCGTGCCGCTCTAATGGATGTGGCCAGCGCGGTGAACCACGATAGGTCCGCACAAAAATATCTTGAAAATGAAGTTTCAAAATTCATTTCAAGTTTAAGAAAAGTCTGAGGAGATTACTATAATGAGTCAATTTACAGAAATGCTCGGTTCAGTAGTTTTGTCCGAAGAGGTGCGAGATAACATCAACACCGCTTGGGAAAAACACTTAGCCGAAAGCCGCGAATCAGTAACGGCTGAATTGCGTGAAGAATTTGCAACACGTTACGAGCACGATAAAGGTCAACTTATCGAAGCTATGGATACGTTGATGCAAGATACCATCAATGCTGGCGCAACAGAACTAAAAACTCTACGCGAAGAAGCAGTAGCACAGCGTACCAAGTACGCCGCTAAAATTAAAGAAGATGCCAAGTTGTTACAAAAGTTAGTAACAGAAACTCTTGCAAAAGAGATTGCTGAACTACGCACTGATCGTAATGATCAGAAAGCAACAATTGGTCAACTTGAAGAATTTGCATTACGTAAACTAACAAGCGAATTAAGCGAATTACACGAAGATCACAAAGCTTTAGTAAACGCTCGCGTTAAGTTAGTAACAGAAGGCCGCAAAGCCATCGAAGAAACACGTTCAGCATTCATCAAGAAAGCATCAGATAAAGTAAATGGTCTAGTAACTGAATCGTTTAAGAAAGAAATGACACAGTTAAAAACAGACATTCGCGAAGCAAAAGAAAACAACTTTGGTCGTAAGATCATGGAAGCTTTTGCCGCAGAATTTATGGCAAGTAAGTTTGCAGACGGTACAGCCGTTAGTCAGCTTACACGTAAAATTGAAGAAATACAATCAGAACTAACAGAGGCTCACAAAACAATCACAACTAAAGAAGTACAAATTAGCGAGTCGCTTCGTCGTCAGCGCATTGCGGAAGATCAAGCACAGCGAGTTCGCGTAATGCAAGATTTATGTGCTCCATTGTCAAAAGACAAGAGAGGCATTATGGAAGAGTTACTAGAAAGCACAGATACGTCTAAGCTAAAAGATCAATTCCAGAAATACTTGCCATCAGTCCTTAACGAAGAAATTCGTAAAGACAAGAAACAACTTGTTGAAGGACATCAATCACAGAAGACTGTGGTTACAGGCGACAAATCAACAACAGTTGATTCCGCCCCAGCCGATGCTGATGACACAATTCGTCAGCTACGTAAACTCGCTGGAATAAAGAATTAATATAGGAGACATACAAAATGTCACAAGCTCTATTTGAAGCAAAAAATTGGTCAGTTACTAAAGAAGCCCTTTTAGAAGGTCTATCTGGTCAACGCAAGACCACTATGGAAGTATGTTTAGAAAATACTAAGAAGTATTTGACAGAAAGTGCAACTGCCGGCGCAACAGCTAGCGGTAACATTTCTGTATTAAACAAGGTTATTTTACCAGTTATTCGTCGTGTAATGCCAACAACTATTGCTAACGAATTAGTTGGTGTACAACCAATGCAAGGTCCAGTTAGCCAGATCCACACTTTACGTGTACGTTATGCTGAAGCTACCGCTGCCGCTACAGGTACTGGTTCATACGCTGAAGGTAACATTGGTAAGGAAGTTCTTGCAAATGATGAAGCTTTAAGCCCATTTAGCATTGCTAGCCAATATTCAGGTACAACAACTGGCCGCGCCGCTGCCACAAGTTCACTTGAAGGTCAAGCTGGTAAGAAAATGAACATTCAGATCTTGAAAGAGACTGTTGAAGCTAAATCACGTAAGTTAAGCGCACGTTGGACATTTGAAGCGGCTCAAGACGCTCAAGCTATCCACGGTGTTGACGTTGAAGCTGAAATCATGGCTGCTTTAGCACAAGAAATTACTGCTGAAATTGACCAGGAAGTTATTGGTTCTTTAATCAACTTAGCCGGCACACCATTTGGTACGTTTGACCAATCAGCAGTTAGCGGTACAGCTAACTTCGTTGGTGACCAACACGCTGCCTTGGCAGTATTGATCAACCGTGCCGCTAACGACATTGCTAGCCGTACACGTCGTGGTGCAGGTAACTACATTGTTGTAAGCCCAACAGCTTTAACAATTCTACAATCTGCTACTACTTCAGCTTTTGCTCGTACTACAGAAGGTACATTCGAAGCTCCAACAAACACCAAGTTCGTTGGTACATTAAACAGCTCAGTTCGTGTTTATGTAAACCATTACGCTGGCGATGCAAGTCCAGTTCTAATTGGTTACAAAGGTGCTAACGAGATGGATGCTCCAGCATTCTATTGCCCATACATTCCATTGATGAGCTCAGGTGTTGTTTTAGATCCAAACACATTCGAACCAACTGTCAGCTTTATGACACGTTATGGTTATGTTGAGTTGTCAAACACAGCGTCATCTCTAGGTAACGCTGCCGACTACGTTAACACAATCGCTATCGATAGTGCAAACCTAAGCTTTATCTAATCTAACAAGATTAGTTAAGTTTAACTTGAAAAGGGCAGGCAACTGCCCTTTTCTATTGAGTAAATAAAGCATGTTTACAAGTATGAAAATAAGATTAGAACGAGCAGGACATTGCCAAAAATGCGAACACTATCGTAGAAGTATAAAGCAGTGTGCTCAATGCGGATGTTTGGTTAATCTAAAAGTAACAATAGCAAACGAAGCATGTCCAATCAAAAAATGGGGTCCGGTTGAACCAGGCAATGATTTTATGGCTGATATTTCTAAAAAGGTACAAGAATTTTTAGTGTTAAAAAAGTGATATTGGTAAATAAAGGAACAAGGAGCGGACCACATGCCTAAATTAGACAGCTACGACGATTCTGATGCATTTTCATCAGTAAGTCCATTTGCACAAAAAAGTATTGATACTAAAATTGCCGCCGGCGGCTGGTCAAGTGCCGACGAAGCCGCAAAAACAAAGGCAGTAGCTGATGCCGCCGCTCAAGTAGCAGTCCAAGGTGCTACAAACACATTAACCACAAACGACAAGTTTGGTGACTTTATCAATAGTAAATGGCGCCCAATGATGGCATTCATTTATATGATTACATGTGCTACAGACTTTATTATATTTCCAGTATTATGGAGTGTACTACAGGCTGTACAAGGTGGCCAAGTAACAAGCCAATGGAGTCCACTAACATTACAAGGTGCAGGTTTGTATCATATTGCAATGGGTGCAGTATTAGGATTAGCCGCATACGGGCGTAGTCAAGAAAAAATTGCAGGAAAATCTTAATGTCAATTAAAACAAACCACGTAGAGGAATCATTAACACCTCAATCTGGGGTCTTACAAGTCAGGGCGTCAGGTGCGTTTGGTTTACCAATTGGCACACAACAACAACGACCAACCGGAGTCGAAGGTTACATTCGTTATGCTACTAATTTTACATCACCAGAATTTTTTGATGGTAACAATTGGCAATTATTGACAAGTAAAGAATACGTTGACTCTGCAATGAGCAACATTACACTTGATTCCTTGGTTGATGTTGAATCTGCGGCCCCAACAGATGGGCAAGTGATTACATATGATGCTAATCGAGGACAGTTTAAAACTCAAACTTTAGCTCTTAGCATTGTTACACGTTTATTTGCAGGTGATGGTAACACACTAACATTTGATATTATTACTAGTGTCAGTTCAGTACAAGAATTAGTAGTAAGCATCAACGGTATATCACAAGAACCTTATTATAGTTACACAATAATTGATGGTCACATTATTAATTTTGATGAAGCACCAGAAGTTGGTGATAGAATTCAAGTCAAGATTTTAAAAAGTACAACTGCAACTGACAGACCACGTCCACGAATAAAACAAATTTCATATGGCAATGTATCAAATTTTACAACAATTTCTATTGTTGCAACAGACATTACATATGGCACTGGTGTAAAAATTGGCAACCAGGCAATTACTAGAATTGATTATCCAACCCCAGAAATGATTCAGGTCATGATTGAGACAGACAGGATGATTGACAGTATGTGGAACTCGCCGCAAGACCTGGTGCTAATAGACACCAGTGGCAACGAGTTTACATTTAAGAACTTAATTAATTATGGCCAGTTAAAACCAAACTGGTCTAATTCAAATGCCTATATAGGCACTTTTTCTGGTGGAGACACCATAAATTTTCCAATTGGCGTAAATAACGCTACAAGCCTATCATTAGGGCCTGCTTATGCAGGTGAGTCTGGTATTTCTTGGCTAGCCATAAGTTACAACAACATTGTTGGAACGGCTCCAAACAATAGCAGTCCAAGCAGATATGAAATCTCTATTACGGCCACAAACGGTAGCGTTGCTATAACGAAAAACTACTGGTTGCTGGTAATTTAAAATTCTCAAGTTGGCCGGCACCATACTTAAAAATGCCAAAAACAACAAGTTTCATTAGAAACTTTTCCAGAGGATAAAAACATGCCTTTAATTAAAGCAAGATCGAGTTCGATCATTAACTCAGTTGACCTACGTGGTACACCAACTGCTGTTACTGCTCCTGCTCATACTAGTACAACGCAACTAGCAACAACAGCGTTCGTTTCATCAGGAATTACAGACTTAATTAACTCAGCACCAGAGTTGTTAGACACCTTGTCTGAATTGGCTGCTGCCATTGCTAATGACGAAAACTTTGCAACAACAATTGCTACTTCAATTGCAACCAAAGTAAATCGTTCAGGAGATACAATGACAGGTTCATTATATCTATTCCAAGATCCAACATCTCCAAGCGAAGCTGTTAATAAAAACTACGTTGATTCACAAATCAACGCACAAATGATTTATGATACAGACGGACTTACAGAAGGTTCTTTAAACTTATATTACACAGCCGCTCGTGTACACAACGCTATCAGTTTAGCAAGTGACAACACAAATGTTCTTTCTTATAACTCAGCAACAGGTGGGTTTACCTACACACATCCATCAAGCGATGGTATTTTAGAAGGTCAAACTAACTTATACTTCACAGATGGTCGTGTTCGTAATTCAATTAGCTTAAATTCAGATGACAATCAGATTTTAGGTTATAGTTCAACTACTGGCGAATTTACATTCACAACTCCAGACACTGACAAGATTGTTGAAGGTACAACAAACAAGTATTTCTTAACAAGTCGCGCCCGTGATTCAATTAGCAATGGTTCAAATATTGATTATGACTCGGCCACTGGTATTATCAGTACACAGGCTGCTGTTTGGTCAGTTAACGGTCAAACTCATGATGTAGTATTAGATACAGATGATATCAACGAAGGTTCAACAAACTTATACTTTACTAACGCTCGTGTAGGTGCCGCTATTAGTCTAACAACTGATAACTCAAACATCTTATCGTACAGCTCAGGTACTGGTACATTTACATTTGTAACTCCATCAACTGATGCAATCA